TCTGCAAATCTAAATTAATAAATAATTCACTTCCACGATTGCTATTAAGAAAAATAAAGTAATATGCTAAGTCTTTGTCATCATATTTAAAATAACCTCTTATTGTTGCTTTGTCTTTGAAATCTTCGTAATAATCACATTCAACTATACTACTATCCGCATATATAGTTTTATTGTTTATGTCTTTGATTCCTATTGGTTTTAAAATTTTATCTTTATCAGAATAATCCCAATCAAAAATAGTAAATTCACTATAGCACTCCGCATCACAATTTTCAGGCAATGGCTTTACTTTAGCAACTCTGTATCCATTTGTAGTACCTATAATTGTATCTACTATATAAAATTCTCTTTCATCTTCATCCCATACTATAAAATTATTAGTCATTTCTTATCCTTAATTTCTTTGATATAAAATAATAACATAATATATCTTAACACTTTATTAAAATAATAGCGAAAAACAGAAAGCTAAATAAAAGATATAATTAAAAAAACAAAAAGGATAATACAATGGCGAATCCATTTAAACGATATGTCGATGTCGTAATCACGAAAGAAACAGCATTGCTGAGTGCAGCGGGATTTGGTGTTCCTCTTCTACTTACTGATGATGTTGCGGTAATTACAACAACTACAAGGGTAAAAGAGTATTTAAGCTTACCAGCGGTTGAAACTGATTACGCAGACACTACTGACGAATACAAAGCAGCACGAGCTTATTTTAGCCAACAAGCAGAAAACAAGCGACAACCTGAAAAGCTCTTAATTGGTGTTTGGGACAAAGCAGGTTCTGAAACTATTACAGATGCTTTACAAGCTATTATTGATAAGAATAATGAATGGTATGTTTTAGGAATTACAGCATCACTTAGAACAGATGAAACTAATCTTGAATTATTAGCAACTGAGATTGAGGGTATGCGAAAAGTTGCAGTTTTTGATTCTAACAATGCAAATAATCTAATCTTAGATGAAGATACTACACTTTTATATAAGTTAAAAAATAAAGAAACTAGTGGATATAAGCGGTCTATGGTAGTACATCACGATGATGTTACAAAATATACATCTTGGGCTATTCTTGGTGAATTTTTACCAATCGAGCCTGGTAAATCTCAAATGGCTTATCACATCTTAGCTGGTGCTGCAGATGGTGCTGATTTTATTCCTGCTGCAAGTATTACAGAAGTTCAAAAAGATAATCTATTTGCTAATAATGGTAATACAACAGTTGGACTAGCTGGACAAGTATTTTTCTACCCTGGTATTATGGTTGGTGGTAAAAATATTGACAGAGAGGGAGAATGGTTTGATATTATCCGCTCTATTGACTTCTTACAAGCTAGAACAGAAGAGGGACTTATGTCACTTCTACTAGAAAAATCAGAAGCAGCAAGTAAAGTACCTTTCACAGATGGAGGTATAGCAATGGTAAATAATAGGTTATCTAACTTACTTGAAACTTACGGAGTTACACAAGGTATCTTAGTAGATGGAACAATTGTTATAACAGTTCCTAAACGAGAAGACACAACAACAGAAGATAGAGATGATAGACTACTTAGAGATGTAGATTTTGAAGCAAGTCTTGCAGGTGCTATTGGAAAAGTAATCGTACGCGGAAAGGTAAGAGTATAATGTTTGGTACATATTCATTTAGAAATGTAAATGCTGTTTTTGGTATTAATGAAATAGAGGGTTGGGCGGACGGAGACGACTGCCTTACGATTGAGGAGTCTGCGGACAGATGGAATAAGGTAACAGGAGCTAAAGGAGAGGTTATTCGGTCACAAGTGAATGATAAATCTGTAGTTATAACAATTAAGCTACTTCAATCAAGTGCATCAAATGCTGTTTTAAATGGTATTAAAATACTTGATGATGAAACTGGTACAGGTGTATTACCTTTTATCTATACAGATACAACAGCTGGAGAGTCTTACATCGTTAAAAATGCTTGGATTTCAAAAACTCCAACTGTTACAAGAGGTAGAGCTCAAAACGATATGGAATGGATATTGCACGGGGATTCGTCAATATTTTTAAAAGACTAGATTTTTTCTAGTCTGAATAATAAGGAATATAATATGAAAAATAAAACAATTAATGAATTTGGTGGAAAGTCAGAACTACCGCATTTTGGTGCAGAATGGAGAAAGCGTGGAGATATTTGTAATGATGGTGGAGACGCATAATGAAAACACAAGAAATAGTAGTAAACAATAAAAAGTATATTTTAACAAAGCTAAATGCAATTGATGGATTAAAACTTAAAGTAAGAGTTACAAAAGTTTTAGCAAGTGCATTAGGTGGGATTGACAACATTTCAAAAGAAGAGATGAGTAAAGTAATGGATCAAGATGTAGCGTCTTTGGTTGGAAAATTAGCACAAGCAGTAGAAAGAGTTGATGAAGATAAATATGTTGATTTAATCATTGATTTATTAAGCAAAAACATTGTACAAGTTAAAAAAGCAGATGATAATACAACAGCAGAAGTTCCGTTAATTGTAAACTCGTTAGAAATAATGGATATGTATGAAATAGCTATAGAGGTTATTAAATTGAACTTGGGGAAGTTTATAAACGATGTGAAGTCGAAACTAAACAAGAACAAGGCAACTACGAAGATAGAAAGCTCAATATAGACTTATCTGTATTTAGAATAGTAGATAGTAATTTAAAAGTAACATTGCACGATTTAAGAACTATCTACGATATAGACGATTTTTACGACTTCCACGAATACTTAGATTTAAAACAAGAAGCAGAGTATCTAGCTAGTCAAGAATAACAAAGAGGGGTTTAATCTTCTTTGTTATTTAAAACATCTCTAATTGAATATTTTTTTCTTCAAACAATCCAACTTCCCCTTTTGCATTTTTAACTCTATCTTCTATCATATCGCAATACTTTTTTTCTAAGTCTCCTGTTATCCAATCAAGTCCTAATATTTGACACTGTTCAACTTCAACACCTGAACCTCCAAAGGGGATATATGCTAAGTCGCCTTTTCTTGTAGATGTTTCTATTAATGCTCTTGATAGTTTAGGTGGCTTTTGTGTTGGGTGGTCGTATTTTTTAGTAATGTTTGACTCTTGCGAGAAATTCAAAACCTCTTCGATTTTATATGGGTTATAAAATTGTCTTATAAAATTATCATATTTTAATATTAAAGTAATGTAATCTTTTTTAAAATAGTTAAAACTATTCTGTAATATTAAATATTGTTCTTTAGTCATTACATTTTCGCCATTAATCCAATTTGAAACACACCCAGTTAATCCACCCGTCTTTGATGGAAATAAAAAAGCTATATCTCTATTGCTAATATTGTTTGTTTTTATAATATCCTTTAAATATAAAGAAAAAGGGTTTTTACTCATATCTATGTCATTGCTATAAAACAATATTCTTTCGTTATGCGTATTAAATCCCCTAGCTAATTCTGGTGAATAGTACTGATATTGAATACTATCCTTTTTATGCCAAACCATAGAGTTTTCAAGATTAAAATATTTATCAAAAATTATTTGTTTATATGCAATCTTTTTACTGTTACCATAAACATATAAACTCCCATTATCTGATAAAATTCTTTTAAATTCTTTAGCACAAACTTCTACCCATTTTAAAAACTCGTCAAAATCTTTCCAAATAAAATCAAAATCTCCTTTAACCTCAAAATATGGAAAATCTGCCACTATCAAATTAACTGATTTATCTTTTATTTTTTTCATTGTCTCTAAACAATCTTCATTGTAAACTGTGTTTAATTCTATTTCTTTCATTTTAATCCTTGATATAAAATTATACAATAAAATATCTTAAACTAAGGTTATCTTTTAATCAAAAATCAATATTTCCTATTTTAGATATAATAAAAATAAAAAGGTGTACTATGAAAGTTGCAGAATTAACGGCAATTTTGGGGTTCGAATTCGACGACTCAGAGCTTATCAACTTTGAAGATGGAATAAAAACAGCTACAAAATCACTAGCAGTCATAGGCACAGCAATTGCAGGGGCAAGTGTAGCGACATTCGCATTTGTTCAAAG